TTCAGTACGCAGAACAAGCTGCAATGGACGGCTGGCATATTAACATTAGGTTAATTAGTGACAATCGCCGGACTGACATCGAAGCAATAAATAATGCGTATGGCGTTGAAGTTAATACCCCCTCACGCGTCTGGGCATAAACAAGAACGATCGGAAAAATAAGATGGTAGATAATGCTAGGCTAGAGCGTATAGAAGACAAGATAGACTCGCTTGCGCAGGCGATGATAGATGTTGCTCGCCTAGAGGAGCGCACGCGTACTCTGTACGAGAATGATAAAAAACAAGACAGTGTAATTTTGTTGCACGCGAACAAAATAAGCGCCTTGGAGCAATCGGATACGATTAACGTGCATAAACTTCGTGTACGCGATAGGTTTACGTGGGTCGTAATTTCAGCGTTAGTAACCGTGGTTATAACAGTAGTAAGTGGAGCTAGGACGTGAATAAACTCTATGGGCATTTTAGTGACGTAAATACAGACGATTGGCGCTGGGCTTCGTTTGATCCGCAGGAAATTGCGTCCAAGGGCGAAGGCGAGCTACTGGTAAACAAAGCCGCGTTAGACAAGCTGCAGGAGCTGCGCGATCTAGTGGGAAAACCTATATACCTTACCTCTGCGTACCGGTCAGCGGCCCATAACAAACGCGTGGGCGGCGCAAAGTCTTCTAAACATATGTTGGCGGAAGCCTTTGACATCCAAACCAAGAACCATGATCCCCATGAATTAGAAGAGGCCGCACGTAAAGTCGGGTTTCTGGGGTTTGGATACTACGTAGACCAAGGGTTTCTGCATGTTGATATGGGGCCCGCACGTAGCTGGGGCAAACCATGGCCTAAGAAACGCGATAAAATTACTAAAAGTAAGACGGTCCGTGCGTCGGCAGTAGCGGTAGCATCAGGCACGGGGTCCGCGGTTACGGCAGTTTCATCGCTAGATAACAATGCGCAGTACATTGTTTTAGTTTTTGCCGGTATAGTTGTGCTGGCGGGATTATGGATTATGAAAGAGCGTATTAAGAAATGGGCGGAAGGAGATAGGTAGTGGACATTATCATATACATAGGTGGCATACTTGCTACCATAATTGGCATATTTTTAGCAGGGCAGCGAAAGGGAAAAGCAGATGTCGAAACAGAAATTGAGAACACTCGGAAGGCAACCCAAGGACGCATTACAGATGCGGTCATTAATTCTGGGACTAGTAGCGTGTCTTGGCGCGACAGGCTGCGTAAAATCAAGTGATGCTGCGTTCTGCGGCCCTGTTTTTATGGGAGCTATAGAGCGACACACTGTTGAGTTGAGTAGCCCCCTAACCCGCGATCCAGTCGGAGAAACCGGCACCGCAGTCGTCGAAGGCGTATTAGCTGGCTGCAATCTTAGGAAACTGTAATGGCAAAAGACCCGCGACTAGAACGTGTCGGCGTTAGTGGATTTAACAAGCCCAAGCGTACACCCAACCACCCGAAGAAATCACACGTAGTGGTTGCTAAAGAGGGTGAGAAGGTAAAGACTATTCGGTTTGGTGAGCAAGGTGCCAGTACAGCGGGCGCTGCTAAAGCTGGAGACTCTGACAAGATGAAAGCGAAGCGTAAGAGCTTCAAGGCTCGTCACGGTAAAAACATAGCCAAAGGCAAGATGTCTGCGGCGTATTGGGCAGACAAGGAGAAGTGGTGATGGCAGCTAAGAAGTCTACGGTTAACGCCGCAGGTAATTACACTAAGCCTACAATGCGCAAGAAACTGGTGTCCTCTATAAAAGCGGGCACTAAGGGCGGAGACGCGGGGCAGTGGTCTGCACGCAAAGCTCAAATGGTTGCGAAGCAATACAAAGCCAAAGGTGGGGGCTACAAGTAATGAAGAATGCTAGGCACTACAAAAATAGTGGGTCTTTGTATACAGGCAAAACCCACAAACACGCGGACGGTACTCTTATGACGGGCGCGGCTATGTCTAAGTCGTCTACTAAACTGTCTCACTATAAAGACCTAAGTAAAGCTGCGAAAGGTAAAGTCGATGGCGCTGGCAAAAAGTCAAAAAAGCCTTAAGAATTGGGGCAAAGAAGACTGGGGAACCAAGAGTGGCAAGAACTCCACACAGGGGTCAAAAGCCTCTGGCGAACGGTATCTACCCAAGAAAGCGCGAGACTCTTTGACGGATAAAGAGTATAATGCTACATCAGCGGCCAAGCGCAAAGGCAAAGCAGCCGGTAAGCAGAACGTGCCACAGCCGAAAAAGATAGCCAAAAAGACGGCTAAGTTCCGAAGTAAAAAGTAACCCGCCGGGTAAGGAGAAACCGTAATGGCCACTGTAGTCCCAGATTTATCTGAGTTGTTTGAAGAAGCATACGAACGTGCTGGCGTGGAGATGAAGTCTGGTTACGACCTAAAGACTATCCGCCGCAGTTTAAACTTACTCACACTGGAATGGCAGAACCGTGGACTAAACCTGTTTACTATCGAGGCGGGAAGCATACCGCTTGTGGCGGGAACCGCGACGTATACTATGCCTGCAGACACCATAGACCTAATAGAGCATAGCTTGCGTACGGGATCAGGGACTTCACAGCGCGACATATCTTTGCAGCGTGTTAGTGTTTCTACATACGCGCAACAATCCAGCAAGAATATGATGTCTCGTCCTACACAAGTATTTCTACAGCGCCTGCCAACGTCCGTCACTGTGACTGTGTGGCCCGTGCCAGACGCGTCTGAGCCCTATGTTATGTCATACTACCGCCTAAAGGGTATAGACGGCATAGACGGAGGCGTTGGGGGCGAAGTAACGTCCGTGCCACCTCGGTTTGTACCTGCACTCGTAGCAGGTTTGGCCTACATGATAGCGGTTAAAAAGCCAGAAGCTGTGTCTCGCGCTCCGTTGCTTAAAGCGGTATACGACGAGCAATTCACTCTCGCTGCAGGCGAAGACGAAGAGCGTGCATCCATCCGATTAGTGCCGGGACGATGACATGAAGGGCAGCAAAAACGCTTACGGTATATGTGACCGCACTGGGTTTAGGTACAAGCTAGACGATCTCGTATACGAGTCTGTAAACGGTACTCGCACAGGTCTTCGTATTGGTAAAAACGTTAGCGACAAAGATCACCCACAGAACTTTATTGGGCGTGTTAAAACGTCAGACGATCAATCCCTACGCGATCCTCGCCCAGACACGTCGCCCGGATCAGGACTTCACGGGTGGAATCCTGTTGGTAATGACGCGCAATTTATGGTTGGGTATGTTGGAACTGTTACGGTTAAAACGGAGTAAGTTAGATGAACTACACACAATTAACCGCCGCGGTTAAGTCATACACAGAAAATCTAGAAGCTACGTTTGTAGAAACGATACCGACGTTTATAAAACAAGCGGAGGAACGTATTATACGTAACCCGCAAGTTCGCATCATAGAACTGCATAAAAACGCAACCCTGACGCTATCTGCAGGAGACCGGTTTTTATCGCGCCCTGCGGACTTTATAGCCATGTCATCGGTAGCGGTCATTAGCGCGGCCGGTAAGTATTCTTTTGTGTACGACAAAGACACAAACTTTATACGAGAAGCGTATCCTGATCCTGCAGTTACCGGCGTACCTAAATACTATACCCAGTTTGAGGGCGACGTAGTTTCGCCTGCGTCTACCGGAAAGTTTATGTTCGGCCCAACGCCAAGCGCAAATTACTCGGTAGAGTTACATTACTACTATGACCCCGTATCCATAGTAGACGCTGGGTCTTCGTGGTTCGGGGATAACGCAGAGATGGCCCTGTTGTATGGCACACTTATCGAAGCCTACACGTTTATGAAGGGTGATGCGGATATCATGGCTGGATACGAAAAGAAGTACGCAGAGGGCATGGCTGGTTTAGGCGTGGTAGGCTTACGTACGCATAGAGACAACTATAAAGACGGTGAGTTATCCGTATAACTGGAGATTATAAATGCCTATAAACCAAACGCTGTGCACGTCCTTTAAGAAGGAGCTCATGGAGGGAGTACATGACTTTACGAGTGACACGTTTAAAATAGCCCTATACTCTAACGCTGCATCTATTGGCGCCGCGTCTACTGTTTATACCTCTACTGCAGAGGTTGTAGGGACGGGTTACGATGCTACGGGTAAAAGCCTAACCGTAAGCGGCGGGGCCGTGTCCGTATCAGGGACTACGGTTTTCGTGGACTTTGACGACGTACTGTGGGCAGAGTCGACAATAAGCGCCCAAGGTGCCCTTATATACAACAGCACTGCGCTAGGTAATCCTGCCGTGGCCGTTCTAGATTTTGGTATAACACGATCAACGTACGCGGAAACATTAACTGTTGCTTTCCCCAGTGCAAACGAAACGCAAGCTATTGTGCGTATATCTTAGCAAAGTGGACTACTGCATACGCGTGTGGTACAGTAAACATAACCGACAAACCGTAAGGATAGACTATGCCAACAACATTTACCCAGAACAACGGTTTGTCCAAGCCCGGTAACGGCGAAGGCAGCGGCACGTGGGGCAATACTGCAAACACAGTGTTTGACATAGTAGACCGCGCTATATCAGGTGTCGGGGCGCTGACTCTTAGCGGCACTACGACTACCTTGGCTACGAGCGACGGTATTCTATCCGACGGTAACTATAAAGTCCTTGTGTTAGGGGGATCACCCTCGGGCACAAACACTATATCCCTTACCCCGACTGACGCACAGAAAGTGTACATGGTCTTTAACAACACGGCACAATCAGTCGTGTTTAAGCAAGGTTCTGGGGGTACAGCCACAATCACCGCAGGGTCATCCGCTATGGTATACTCAGACGGAGGAGGCGCAAGCGGGGCTGTTTCTGACCTAACGGCTCAATTCCGCCTAAGTAGTGTGTACGCGAAGTTAACCGCAATCAACGCTTTAGCAGTTACAAACGGGAACTTTATCGTAGGTAATGGAAGCACGTGGATTGCTAATACACCCGTACAGGCCCTTGTAGCTCTGGGGGTTACATCCACCGCCGCGGAACTAAACAAAGTAGACGGGTTTACGGGAGTTGCGGCGGACCTTAATTACGCAAAAGACTTGCGTGCGACCAACGTTACCGACACCGAGTACAACTATCTCGACGGTGTAACATCTTCTATCCAAACGCAGGTTGACGCTAAGTCACCCACTAATAACCCCACGTTTACTGGCACAGTGACCACCCCCGTAATGAGTCTTGGGGACGGATTTACGATTAGTGCGGACGCGAATAACCTTATTATAAAAAAAGGTGCTACGGTTATCATGAATATATCGAAAGACGGTGCCATAGTTGCACGCTCCGATGTATCCGCGTTTGACACGACTATTTAATAAGGGAAAACACCATGGCGATACCATCATCAGGTAAGTTGACCCTCTCTAGTATTCAAACAGAGTTCGGGGGCAGTAACCCTACGAGCCTTAGTGAATACTATCGAGACGGCGGTTTAGTGACCGACAACAACACAGACGTGCCTACATCCGGTAAGATTAGCCTTGGTGATTTTTACGGCGCGTCAAATATATTCCGCTTTACAATTAGCTCTGACACTAAAGAGGCTAACATATCGGTACTTGCGCTCGCAGGTGGGTGGAGTGGTGCTGGTCCTGTAGAAGTAACTATAGCGTCAGGAGTATGGTGCTGGTCAGACGACACTAGCAAAGGCGGGATTATTATACCGTCAAGCATGACATCTACGGTACTCATTACGAACAATGGATACATCATCGGTCGCGGTGGAAATGGGGGAGCAGGCCCGTTGGTAAATGGGGCGGCAAACGACGGACTACCCGGAGGTCCGGCTATACAGTTATCCAACTCGGGAACTACGATAATTAATAACGTATCTTCGTACATAGCGGGTGGCGGTGGGGGCGGCGTCCTCCTCTCCCC